TGGTTCCTAGCATTTCCATCAATGCTGTTGAGCGTAATGAAGATTGTATATCTTGTACAAATGCCTCGCGCAAAGAGCCTCGGCCAAATCTTTGGTCATAATCGTACCAATCATCTGCGCTTTTAAAAGTAAACAAAGAGCTAGCACTTTCACGTTTGGCTAGATTGCCAGGTCCCTTAAATGCTTTTGATATTTCTGTTCTTTCTTTTTCTGTTCTAACGCCTGTTGTAATTGCATCATAAGATCTCTCAAGAAAAGCTTTTCTATCAGTTGCGAGTTTCTGCACAAGCTCTCTATCTGCAAGCATTTCATCGGGAAGATAAAACTCTCCGTTAGCTGTTTTTTCCCAATTTATTTTTTTGCCAATATATTCTACCCACGCGTCCTTACCGCCTTCATAACGTTTTTTTTGAGCATCCTTGCCGCCTTTAACCATTCTGCGAATATCATGGCTTGCCCCAACAACACGACCCTCTTTAAGCCGTATAAAAGCTCCGGCCATGTTTTCTCGTTGAAACGCCTGGCGCTGATATTTAAACATGATTTCAGCTATACCAATAGCTTCTTCACTTGCTTTAATTTTAGAATTAGGTAATGGCTTTTTTTCATTAAGGTTTGCTAAAGCCCTAGATACTTCTCTTTCAAAATCATCTTTCATATTGTTGAATTGAATTTTAAGATTTGCTTTTTCAAGATCAGCAATAAATCCACCCATAAACTCAGCCATTAAAGCTTGATTAAGAGCATCAACAGATTTTTGTGCGCCTTCAAACTTTGCGTTTACACCAACTAACAAGGCCTCTAAGCCCAAAGAAGGATCTTGAACCGCTTCGTTAGCACGTTCTGCTAAAGCCATAGCTCTCTGTTCTACAATTATATTTTTGTAACGACTGCGTTTTTCAATCATTCTTGCAACGTCAGCCTCATTAATCATTAACTCACCGCGAGTAAAAACAGCTTTTTCTAAGTTTTGTAATTGATTGGCTGCTTGCCTAGATTTCTTTTCCGTTTCTAGCTCTGCAAGAAGTTCTTTTAGCTCATCATCATTTAAACGACCTGCATTTGCTTTTTCCATTACATTAAAACAAACTGACATTATCGCCTCACTACACAAGCCATACCGGCACGAATAACATCTACTCTTGCCTCATGGCTTTTATCAAATTCTTCTATTTCATCTAAAGCTTTTATTTGTTCGTCTGTAAGCTCGCCTGACGCTCTGGCTTGCGCTACAATCTCAGCTTCTCTTTCGATTATCTCTTCATACGGAGTTACATCTGATACTTCGTCAGCACGCTGTGATGCAGAGAAATCTGCTAGCTTTTCGTTTTCTGGCTCTAACGCCCTACGGGCAAGCATTTCCTGACGAACATCATCGACCTTAAGTGATATATCGTGAGCCGCATCAACAGCCATTTGTCCGGTTCTTGCCATACGATCAGCTATTGCTGCCACCTCATCATCAGTAATATTTTTGTATCCTGACGCCTCAAGCTCTTGACGAACATCTTCACGAAATTCTATCTCTTTTTCAAAATCATTTAACCCTCGATGATATTCTCTCCAAAGAGTTGCGTCTGCCTCATCAGCCTTAGAAAATGTGTAATTACCAGCATCTTCATCTTTGATCTTCTGTAATAGCTCATTAGTGCTTCTGCTATCTAAATAACCAGCTTCAAAAGCTAACTCTGCCATATCGTCAAGATCTAAGTCTGAAGCTTTATTATTTATAAAACTTACAACCGTCCCATTTTTTTTAATGTAACCAGTGCGAGCTTTTATTCCTACGTTAGCCACCTCGCCTCTATGCGTTGGCTTGTCATCATTAATACCGCCTTTTGATCTAATAAACTCCCCTAATGTTTGGGGCCTTCCAATAGCTTTTGGTTGAATAATCTCAGCTGTTATGTTTTGATCCGTAATAAATTGTCTAAGAGCCAGATCATAAGTTATCTGATCTCCTGTGATCTTGTTGGCTCTTCTTATCTGCGCAACAGTTTTGTTAGCACGCTCTATAGCTTCTGCTTCAGAAATAGGCTTTTCAAACTTTCTTGTTTCTATAATTTCTGCAAAATCAGCTATATCAACAACTTCTTTTTCGTTTACGCTTCTTGTTAAAAGACCAGCCAAACCGCCCTGAATGGCACCGCCAAGAAACAACCCAGCGCCAATGTTAAACAAAGCCTCTGACATTGTATAATCAAGCTGTTGATTAACTGATAAACCATAATAAAAAGGCTCTGTAATTGCCGAACCAAACGCACCCTCTTTTGCGCCAACAACAACATTACCTCGTACCTTTCCATATCTTGCTATCGATGTTGCTCTACCAGTAGCGCCAACCACAGGAATAAACATAGAAGCAAGCTCTAATGGATCTGTTGCCATTGCTGCCATACCGCCAGCAAACTTAGCAACGCCAGGCACAATACCCTTCGGGCCAGCTTGTATGATTGACTCTCTAATTATTTCTTCTTTTTTGTTTTGAACAAGTAATGCCGCCTCTTCTTCTGACATTGCTCGATTAAAAGTAATAATCTCACCAAATTTTTCTGTAAGTTCTTCTGGCGTTCTATACGCGCCTATCTCTAATATTTCTTTTTGAAACCTATCAGTCTTAGTAGTTCCTAGCAGTTCAGACACTTCAATCGCTCTGTTGCGAAGCCTTTCAAGCTGTTGAGGGTCTGTTTCGCTTGCTAGTTCTTTTTCTAACTCTATTTGCTCTTCTTTGAGAACAGCATCCATATCAAGAAAAACTTGCCTTCTTGCGTTTGTATCCGCAACATTTTGTTCTATTTTATTTGACAACAAAGATGTCATCGTAGGCATATTGAAAGCAGCGCTAACAGCCTCACCAAGATCAACAGATAATTCACTTCCGGCTATTTGCCTAAGTATTCTGTTTTCTGTTGTTAGCTTTCTTGCTCTCATTGTTAGTTGCCTTGGGTTTCAAGCCATTGATTAAAACTTAAAAGATTTATTGATCTTGAAGCTTGGCCTCCTGCTAGCTCAAAATCTTTGAGTTCTTGCAATACATATTCTTGATATTGATTTCTATTTGTATTGCTTGCGTCTTTTGGTATGGAAGTCAAAGCTTGCCTAGTTAGAGATTGAAAATCGTTAGCATTTTCATTTAGCGTATTGCCTCCACCGCCCAAAATTTCACTGAAACTTGGATCTGTTATACGTCCTTCACCAGTAACATCAGAAGAGGTTCCCCCTGGTAAATATGATTTATAATCTCTTTCAGAAGGTGGAACGGCTTTTTGGGTTACTGTTGAAAAGATATTTGGTAAATCTTTAAATTTAATGTCTACTGTTTGACCATTTTTATATTTGGCTTGAATTAAATCCCCTCCATCTGTTCTGTAATGTAAAACTATACCGTCTTTGGTGCTATTGTTTAGCCATATACCATTTGATGCCAAAGATGCTAAAGAAATAGCTTCGCTTACATATCCAGGAGCATCCCCAACATCTAATTCTTTAATGTTCATTTCTCTTAGTTTACGAACATCTAAAAGAGCGTTGCTCATTGTATCCATAAGGCTAGCATCAAAGTTCATCGGAACAATAAAATTTTGGTTAACACCATCATCAATAACATTATTAGCATTTATTTCTGGAAAAATATCGTCTTTAACTTTTTTAACTGCTTGCTCAAATTTCATTCCGTCATTGATGTATTTATACAAAAGCTTTTCAGCAACATCGAATTGTTCATTAAATATTCTTATCGCCTCATCGCCACCTCCAGCTGTAAAAGCCTCTTGGTAGTCTTTTGTTTGCTCAGCTAATAATTTAAACGCATCTGTGCCAACAGCTGTGTCTTTTGGTTTTATTTGGTCAAGCGGTAATCTTGATAACTCAACTAAAGTTTTTTGAAGCCCTATATCGTTTGTGTGCATAGCCTCAACAATTTCAGGAGCTAAACCATTATTGCTAAGTTCTTGCATAAATCTTGAGTAAAGCTCTGGATCGTCAATTATTAATCCGTTTCTTTCTTTATCTAAAAATATAGTTTGGATATCTTGCAGTATTGGAACCATTGCCTCATCAGAAAAGCTCTGTATTGCCGATATAATCTGTTTAGCAGTTGACTTAGGTAATACTCTTTGTTCTGACGGTATTCCTAATTTTTGATATTGATCGAATAGAACATCTTCTAATCTTTCTATTTGAAATGCCATATCCCCAAAATCACCCAGACGAATATCAAAATTTAAGTCTTTAAAAATTCTTGCTGCTTGATCATTTGTTTGAACAATATATAAAACAGGATCTTCTGTTAATTTTCGACGTTTATCGATAATAGCCTGTTTAAAATTGTTTACTCTTTTTTGTAACAATTCTACTTCAGCACCAGTTGCGTCAGGGTCAACATCTTTTAGCTCAGCTTCAAGCTCTCTTAAAACTCTTGCCTCAGCTGCGCCGCTCATTGAAGAAAGAGATCCGTAATTTTCCATATCTTCTTGAACAGTTTCCCACTGCATTATTAGGGCATCTAATATGCCAGTATCTCCGTCTTCTTCTAAAAATAATTCTGTTAATTTATCTCTGTTAAACTCAAACCCTTCTTTTTGTTTTCCGGTAACTGTCTGAAATAATATTGCGTCATTTAATTCTTCAATAAAATTGTTTCGTCCGTTGTTAATTTCTCTATTTAAGTCGCTTACATACGCATCTTTGAGCCTTAAAGTTTGCTCATAGCCCATACCTGGGTATAGTTCTGTTTTTAATAACTCATTAACAATAGCTCGTTTTGCGGCAATACCATCTGCGTTTTCGTAGCGATACGCTAAATTTTCCCTTATTGCTGAATCAACAGTTTTATCTGTAAGCTCTGTTGCTTTTTTTTCGCTTGTACCTCTTAGCAAAGCCGTTTCAAGAAGCTCCTCACCAGCCTTTCGTATGCTTTCTTCAGTAGCCCCTTCGGTTATAGCTACATCAAAAACCTTTTGCTGAGCCTCATTTAGTATTTCTTTTGTTTTTTCTGTGTAAGCAGCTTGCGCTTTTGTTGTAACAATTTCTGAATATTTTGTTGAATACGTTACACTGTCCTCTTGAAGCCTTGCATTGAGGACGCCAGCCGCTATTGGATCAACAACTTGCAAAGATGCAGTATAGCCATCCTGAATATCACTCATCTTTTCATTAAAAAGAGAGATCTCCATGTTTGTTTCATCAGCTTCAGTAACTAGCTTCCGCATATCAGATCGTGCAGCTGTTTCTATTTCAACAACAGCAATTTTATTAGCTGCATCAAAAGCAGCCTGTTCTGCTATAGTGCGTGGCCCCTCTTTCTGTTGTAAAGCAGTAAGCACAGGAACAGCGCCCTCTTGTCTTACACGTTCTTCCCCTCTGCGCACTGCCAGTTTTTCGCCCTCACGAAACGCAAACTCACTCATACGGTCTAATTCAGTTGATAATGTTCTTCCCATACGAGCAGCTTCTCGTGCATCAGCAAAGTCCATACCAGAAGGCTGTCTGACTTTTATTCCTGTTTTTTGATATCTTGGAAGAACTGGCATTTTTTAACCTAACCTATACTAATTGCCCATACCTATATGCAGACTGACCAATAGTGCCAACAGCCTCAATAAGTGATGTTTTGTATGCTGTATCTCCAGCTTTTCTATAAATATCTGCTTGCTCAGAAGCTTGCTCAATAGCTAGTATTGCATTGTCAGCAGCAATATTAGCCTCAGTAATGCCATCAGCTGTTGACGCAGCAGCCACAACCGCAGCAGACCCAGACGTCGGGTCAACACCGCCAGCCGCAGATCTTGCAATAATTGCTGCTAACGTATTGTTTAAATTAGATAATATTTCATTACCTTTATCTTTGTATGCAAGCGCCTCTGTTCTGCCTCTTAAATCAGCTAGATCTGCCTCTTTTTGATAACGCTCTCTCTCTGCCCTACCAGCTGAGATTTTACCCATAGCTGATAAACCGCCTAAGAAAAGTTGCGTTCCTGGTCCTGCCATTGCTGCCATTTTAGTTTCCTACACTTAATTTATATTCCAAGCCCAATACAGTCATAGGCAAAGGAACGTTTTGCGTTAATGTTATTTGTCCGGTAGCACTGTATCCTAAAATACCATGCGCTGTTTTTAATCCAGTAAATGCCTCTATAGGTTTGTCGAGAACAGCAACACCAAAGTTTCTGAACGATATTTGCTTACCATTGATAACAAGATCTTTTGTTTCATTAAGAAGAGCATCGACTTGAACAATACGCTTCTTAACGCCTTGCACAGAACCAGACCCTAGCACTGGCTCTGTTGGCATTGTTTTTGCTTGAACAGTATATTCTAATCCTACCTGAAAATCTGTTGTTGCTGCACTATCAAACGTTATTGTAAATGGTGTAGCCGGAACTACCTGAGTTGGCTCTACAACGCCATCACGAACGATTTCAACAGTTTTACCCTCAAGATGATCCATCGTTACTGAGGAGGCCGCTCCTCCGCTCTTAGCACTATCTAACGTTAGGGTTTGGTCAAACTTTTCTAAGTAGTATTTATCTATAGAGTTAATAGTTCTTTTCACAATACAATAAGTATCAGAGATCTCTGTTGCTACAGCAACAAACTCTCCGTCTGTTGTAAACTGGCTGGGCGCTATAACCTCTTGCCCAACGAGAATAGAATATACCGACATCGATCCATCATCACCATTGACAATAAACAATCGATCAGCCTCATCCGTTGATGTTGATCTTCGAGCTGCCAGATCCACAGGGTTTTTTACAAGATGCGATGAAAGCACTGATATCTGTTGCACTTGGTATGACCTGGTATTCGAGCCAAATTGAAAAGCATTGACCGACTTACCTTGTCTTTGAACAAATACAGACGCGCCATTGAGATCTTCTATTGGCACCCCTGGCTTTGTGCCAAGCCTTGTTTGCGGACGAATAAGAAAGTCTGAAGGTGTAACCGGAGCATCCTCTGATTGAATAACAACAAACTCACCACCAGTGGTAAATATTCTAAGATCAGAACCAGCGACAATGTTAACAATGCTATTGAGCTGATTGGTGTTTATAGTTGCCTCAACGCTCTCATCATCCAGACCGCTGCCAGGATTGAAGTTAAAGAAGTCAATAACTCGTGACCCCCATATTGTATTTGGTCTAGACTTTGAGCCGCCAAAATATAATCGCCCTTCATGGAATGTTGCTGATTTGGGCCAGCCTCGATCGTTTGACCAAACATCCTCATATCCATGCTCACTTTCCCAATCACCAGCTACAATAGCGCTTGTATCAAAAAACGGTACTTCTGTGACTGCCTTCATAACTGTAGCGCTTACATATTCTACATACCTAGCTCGTCCAAATGTACTTGTAACCTGTGCATATTCACCAACGGTTGTTGGAGCAAACGCTTCAACCTTATAACCAGTCGTTGCGTCCGGCTGTGTATCCCATGCTGGATATACCGTAGCTACCTTTGTTGACGCTACATAATCCTCAATATGTCTGGTCTGCCCTGATCCAGTGCCAGATGTGAGCGTGATAAACATTCCGTTAGGATCGTCATCAGATGTATATGAAGATGAAGATTTAAGGGTAATTGTGCTGGCACCCCCAGCTTGAGCAGTTCCCGTATCTGTCGTTACACTCGAGGCTGTAATAGTAATGTTACCGGATACAGCGCTGGGAGTTATAGTAAAGTTTGGCTGATTAGTAAGAAATACATACGGATATTGAGGAATGTTTGTTAACGGTAAGTTTTCTAACGTCCAGTTTGTGTCAGTGTTTCTAACAAGTCTTTTAGTCTGTAAGTCCTCATGACATAGAATAAGCGTATCAACAGCTTGAGTAAAAGTAAGCTCGTCAAGCATAGCCGCTGTAATGTCTGTAGCGGCAATATAATCATTGCCTGATGAATTTATATTAGTTTGCAAAACTGCATTTTTAAAAACATAGATCCGGCCAACAACTAACACTAAAAGGTAGCTATCGGTAACGCTAAACTCAAACGGTATCAGTTTAAAGTCTGTAAAGCTTGCACCGAAATCATAAATAAACTTTAAACCATCTCTACGTTTCAGGCCGCCCTGAGGTTGTATAATAACGTTTGTCGCTTCTTCTAAAGCATTTTGATACTGAGATAGATCTGTTCTGGCTCGTAATAGCGGATCTAGTTCACCAACAGAAAAGTTTGTTTGAAACTGAGTTACGCGCATTTACTGCCTCACTTGTATTAGCGAATAGTCCTCGACAATTTGTGTTGACTGACCTCTAGCATCAATGTTCATAGCCTCACGCATTAGACCGCCTCGGCCATTCTCTCCAGGGCTTCCATACGCTAACGCTCTAAAATAATCTGCTTTTGAAGCTTGGTCTGTAATAACAATAGCTAGTTCAGCTGCTAGTGCTGTTCTTAGCAAACGAACAAAATAATTAGGCATCTTAGCTTCAGTGATGGTTTGCTGATAGTCAATGTAGACTGTATCCATATTTGTGTAGAGCTGATCGCCATATATTTCCCAGCCATAACGAACAGATCTTTGTGCTGTACTGTCATTTTCAAATACAGCCAATGCACCAGTTAGATCATCTCCTGGCATCTGATAGGCATATTCCCATTCGTTTACTGGTGTTGTTGATAATCTTTGAAGCTGTATCTTGGTAAGTGTCCAAGACCAAACATAAGTGCTTAGTAACGTATTTTTTAAATCTGGGTATAATCGATCGCAAGCTTGAGCGGTATCTGTTCCTTCTGTAAATGAAGAAAGGGGCGCGGCCCCCAGCAAGATTAGTGCGTCTGAACAAATAGATAAATCTGTATCACCTACGGCCATCATAACCCTCCAATGTGTATAAGGGGCCAGTTGCCCAGCCCCATATTAATTAATCTGAGTCGGTCGCTGTAATTGTTAGACCGTCTGTTACGTCAACAACACCACCAGTGTTTGTTAAAACATAGACCCATGACAAAGCTTGTGTCCCACCTGTTGAGGATCGAACCAAGATAGTGTCACCGACAGCAAGTGTATCTGATAGATCATTAAAATAACCCTCAGTATTTACATCGCCGATAGCGTCAGTTGTTGAATAACCGTAGAGACCTGGCGCTGCGCCTTTCTTGCCTCCACCGTAGTTTACGAAACCAGTACTTGAAAAAGCCATGTATTTGTCTCCTTACTCAGTACATGAAATTTTTACGATACCCTCGTCATCTATCGCTACGGCTCCAGCTGAGAACATGGAGCTGACTAGGAAAGATGTTTTTTCAGGTATGTAGTTAACCTCACTCTTTTGTGAGATGCTTTCAGCATAACCCATTGAGCTTTCGTGCCATGCAAAACATGAACGAGTAGATGGTTTTGGAACACCACCCTCATCACGATCACCCATAGTGATTATGTTAAAGCCCATGAACGAATTGATCTCACCGCGAACAAGCGCCTTTACTGTTGCAAAGTCTGCGGAAGTCACTTCTGTTTCACCAAGCAACGCATCAAGCTGGGAAGAGTGCATTAACAAATGACGCCCTTCAGCTGGTACATTCTTGTCGTTTAGAGCTTTGGCAGCTGCACGAAGCTTTTCAATGTTCATGTTTGTGCCAGCACCACCGATTGACGTAGCAACCGTTGATGGTGATGAAGCAGCATTAAGAGCATCAATGCAAAGCTGATCCATACGTCTTGCAATCGCTTTTGAAACAACTTGCACCAATTCACGACGCTCATCAAAGTTGATGTGTGACTGATGAAAGATGTCAGAATATTCAGCTGCGATAAAATCAGACATAGTTGCTGTCACCTGGCTATAGGTGACGTTTAGAGGTGTCACATCGGTCTGGGGTACCCTTACCGTTGCTACGCCTTTACCAATTTTTGGGAACTTAACTGTGTTTCCCTGAACACCTGTGCGTGTTCTCATAGTGCCGCGAAGCAGTGCTTCGCCTTGATAGGCCTGTTTCACTTCTTGATCGAATAGTGTTACAAAGGCCGTTGTTACGTTCTGCGCCATAGCAGAAGCCTCCTTTTAAGGTTTCCATTATAAAACGCCTACCGTTAGCCGATGTAATCGGGCGGTCGCTTGCGCGGTAGTGGCCGCGCCCACCAGTGGATTCACCACATAAACAGGCCGCGAAGCGGTTATCCGTTACACCACATATACACGCAAACGACATACATTGCAACAACATCTAGTTGTTTGCTTCCATCCATTTCTTTTCGATCTTAGTTCGCCACACCGCGTCAGTCTGCCATCGAGGATCTGCGATAGCTTGCTGAAGATCGGTAACTGTCATTTCTGGTTCTGAAACAACAGGTTTTATTGGGATATTTTCATTCGTGTATCCCTGGATGAGCTTAGTCAAAGCATTGATAGTGTCAGCACTATTGATACTCATGCTTAGAGCTTCTTTTTCTGCATTGTTAAGATCAGCCGCTTTGATGTTACGCTCAAGGAAACCAATTTTTTCTTGAGCATTAGCGCCAAGCTTTTGCATTTCCACTCTTCGATCATATTCAATATCTTCGGCCTGTTCGCCATTCATCTCCAAAATTTGACCAGCCAAGTCCTCAAACGCTTTCTGTGAAACGCCATATGTTTTAGCCCAGCTTTGATATACCTCAACAGCCGGATCTTCCAAATCGAGGCCACGATCAACCAAATCCGAAACATCGTAATCACCTTCCGGTGCTTTATGCTTGCCGGATCTAAATGCTTTTTCCAACTCTGCATAGCTCTTTGCAAGCTTTTCAACGTCCGGCCCATCGTCATCCCAAAACTTTTCTGGATAGTAATCAGGCCGCTCAAAAACTTCATCATCATCTTCTTCTGATAGTTCCTGTTCTTCTGGCTCATCATGCAAAGGCATAGGAGCTTCTTCTTGAGGCTCTGTATCTTTTGCATCTACGTTTATCAGTGGCGCTTCTGCTTCCTGTGTTTCAACGCTTTCTGTGTTTTCTGTTTCTTCAGACATTATCGCTCCTCTCCACCCTTTTAATAATTAACCGGACAAGATCAGCCGCACCTTCTCGAAAGTAGCCTTGGCTTGGATCTTCCCCAGGAAACCAGGATGGTTGTTCAATTGTTATCTGCCTCAAATGACTTAGCACCTTTTGGCCTTCCTGTGACTTAAATAACCGTCCATACAGTATATCTAAATCGTCCGCTTTCTGCGGCTCCGGCTGTGCTTGAGATAATCCACCCCAACCTTCAACCGAACTCATTGCAACGCTCCAGCAACAGTTTCATCTGTTGGCATTTCTGGCTGTTGTTCAGCCATCATAGCTTGCTGCATTTGTTCTAACATTGCCTGTTGCTCTTCTGGTGTATTGAGAAGTCGAGCATCGATACCCATCTTTTCAGCAATGAAATCTACTATTTCAGGTATGTTGAGCAATGTCTGACCCATTGGCCCCATCGCATTAGCAATCTGCATAAAATTTAGAAGCTGGTTTACTTCTTCCATTTTGGGCGCTTCTGCTAGTGGTGACACTGGCACAACCTTTACCTGAACACCATTGACCTTTAGAGGCATACGAATAAAGCCCTGACGGTCAAGAACGTATAGGGTTCTAGATACTAATGGTATCATGATCTCTGTCATCAATCGACCAAAGGCAGATCCTAAGTTTGTAGCCAACTCACGCTGGCGCTGGGCGATCTCTGTTGCTGATCTAGCGCTCATTGTGTCTGGTGGCAAAGTGTCATCCATTAAGATCTTTTTGATGTTCATTGTCAGATCCTGAATAACAATCTGACTTGTATTAAAATCCCCAGCTCGGGGTAAAGGAGCTAGGGATGCACCTTGCGGCCCACCATTACGAGCGACTGGGATAATTGCACCTGGTTGAATTTTGATATTCTGTGGGTTGAGAACACCATCATCGGCTGCAAGGAATACACCAGATATCGAAAGACTTGCGTTCTTCAATATCAATTCTTTTGTTTTATTAAGAGTTTTTATGTCTGCAATTGCATCAATCAACGGACCTCGACCATAAACTTCACCAGCTGTTTTACTAAACCTAGCTACAATAAATGGGCTGCTGTCCATCTCTCTGTAGACTAGCTCTTGCTGTTTGTACGGCCAAACGACATGATAATGATAACGTCCAGTTTCTTGATCAAAGATAATTGCATCAAACAAATCAAGTTCTTCATGTGGCTTTTCATCAATGGCTGTTTGAAGTTCTGGCGTTATCTGAACGTCACGAAACTCTCTTTGTATTGCTTCTGCTTTTATTCTTAGCTTACGATATACGTTATCAATCGTTCCATATGCACCCTCTTCGATTGCAACCAAGTATTGTGGCACCGCTAGAAAACGAATAGGTGTAACCTCATCGCCTGGCGTTATCATCATAACCGCTGTACCAACGCAAAGATCTAGGAGAAACTCGCCCATTGCTAGGTCAAAGCTGGTCTGACGTAGCTGATCAAACATAATATCTACATACGCATCTAGTATTTCTTGCGCTCGTTCTTTTTCATCTTCTGGAACAGCTGACCCTGGCTCTAGTCTACACCATTTACGCATGGGTGGGAAAAGGCCGGACTGCATTCTGTTAGCAAAACGCTTTGTTGCGTTAACAGCTGTACTATCAAAAACTCTTTGTGTTTTGTTTTTGCCAGGAGTTTTGCCTTCGTAATAGCCGTTGTATAGGTTTCTCTGTGGCAGAGCAAACTCATAGCAATCTTCATAGATTGTACGCCATTCATCTTTTCGAGCCTGTGCTTTTGCCTCACGCCCCATAACTTCTTTTACATTTAATTTAGGCATTTTTACTCTCGTTTCGTTTACTTATAGCCGCTGCTTTCTTTCTGGCATCCGCTTTTGAGGAAGCACCCCAGGCGCGGAGGGATAGGAGCAGTCTTGTAGGTCTCCCCTTACTATCACGCTCCGGCCCAGAGTTCCCCGCCATTCTAGCCAGGAAGGACGCTCGGCGAGGGTTATCGCCTCTCTTCACCGGAGGTTTCAGGTTTGACCCTGTTTTCCTTTTGAAGAAGGCCCGACCAGCGGCGTTTAAACCGCCTTTAGGATTTTGATGTGCTTTTTTTACCACGAGGCTTTGCCTTTTTCTTTGGAGCCTTACCGCCTTCCCAAGCTTCATTTATTTCAGGAGTAGAAGGGTCATCCGCAACTAGTTGGCCCTTCTCATTTCTCGCTCTTTTCGGATCTACCTCAACTTTACTAAATACTCTCGGATCTTCTTTAATTTTTGTCATGTTAAATTCAAAAGTTTAGCTTTTAATTTTGCTAACCTTTCGCCCTTCTCTTTGTAAAATTTCTTACGTTTTTTCTGACCTTCGGCTCTTTCTCTAGCAAGAGCTTCTCGTTTTAATCTTGCTTCTCGCTCCGCGGCGGTTTCGCCTTTTTGTTTGCGTCTATTTTTTCTACGGCGGCGCTCTTTCATATCTTCCGTCGCCTGTTTAGTGCGCTCGACCCTATCATCAAGTCTGGCGTAATAATCAATATCTTTAGTCTTAATTCCCAAATCCATTAAGACATCATCTCTAGCTTGTTGAAAGTTAGTCTTAGGGCTTTTATAATTACCCTTAGATGCCATGTTTTTACCAGCAATTTGTGCTCTGCCCATAGCATCATCAGCTTTTTGTTGATTAGTTTTAGGTGTAAAAAAAGAAAACGGTTTCTTAGCCATGACTAGCCGCCAAGTTTTTTCTTAACTTCGTCTATTCCTGGGCCTTCCTGTCTTAATGGTGAAAATAAAAGCCTCATGCCGCCAGTTCTAAGCAGTCTCCTGCGTCTTTGTGCGCCCTGCATTTCTGTTTGCTCTTGAGCTTCAGCTCTTTGCTCTTGTTGAGATATTGTTTTTTCTGCTTTTGTTGGCGCTGGCGCTGGCTTCTTCTTTTTTCCGAAAATACCACTCATTTACTCAAACCTTACCATTGAATAATAGTCGGCCCCCTCTGGACCAAACTTCCTTAATTCGCACTCTACATCAAAATGTAGTGCTTTGGCAAACCTTAATGCTACCATATGTTGTGATTTTACAAAAATTTGCATCCTTCTGATACCGGATCTGCCTATAACCTCACCTAAAAGCGCTCTTGCGCCTACCAAAGTAGTTCTTGCATGGTTTTCTAGCCCTTCGCCTGGAATAAACCATGCCTCCACAACGCCAGGCCAAACATCTCGAACACCGAACACGCAAACAACTTTGCCTCGACCAATCGCTGCCCAGCTCCATCCATGCTCAGAATTTTCCCAAACATAATCTAAATATCCAGGAATACTTGCGGCATATTCTAGCTCATGTGGCCCTAGCTCTATGCTAAGAAGATGGTTGTATTGCAGCGGCACGATTTGCTCGTCTGGCCTCATTTTAAACGTAGGAAGCTGTATAAGGCCCATCAGAACACGCTAAAGTCGCTATTTGCAGTATATGACCCTTGTTGAAAAGTCGTGCCGTATGATCCTCTCCGTAAGCGTCTTTGCTCACCGCCACCTAGCATGAGATAGCCAAAAGCATCGCCACAGTGCGAATGTTCGTTCTTGACTGGCGCATCTTTAAATCTTTCTTGCCCAGCGCCCAAGCTTTGCCTTTTGAAAAAATATCCACCACTCAATGATTTGCGCAACCGCAAACATTTTTTATCGACAATTAGTCCTGGCTTGCCGCTAACCAGTCTCGACATTGGAGAAGCTCCGGCCTCGCGTCTTACTTGGAAAGCGTTGCTATCTGTAGGCTGTGCTTTAAATCCTAGCGATCTGAGATGATCAAACGCTGTTACTTCATAAATCTCATCGCGTTTATTACCAGCCGGATCACCCCATATCAGTATTTCATGCTTAGAATATCGTTCTGCTATTCTTGACAGTAACTCTTGGCCAAATCGCTCAAGACCCATATCAAACGTTACCAACTCATCGCAAACCTTCCACGCGCCGCCTTGAGTACGCTGACCAAAGATCGCAGCTGGCGTAAGCCCAAAGTCTACTCCTATTTGTATAGGATAGTACGGATCTACCTCCACATTGCCAGACATTAGCTCATCATCGTATTCCGGCCATACCGGACGCCCCTCTTGCACAAATGTGTACATTCCTTGAGCATAACACCTAATCCAATCAACATTCTTACCACCAAGCAGCTGTTGATAGTAACCTGGTGGCAGATTGTTAGCATTTTCTGCATTTTCATTCACACGCCACCATTTACCACCAGAGAACACAAATCCCTGCGCATCTGGGTTTTCTTCCGGCACTTCATCGGGTGAGGCTTGCAAAACACCACCTGGCTGTCTGAAAAACGTCCAAGGGTAAGCGCCTTTGATTTGGTTTTTTTCTGCCACCTCATGCCACCAATGATCGCTATCAGGAGGGTTAGTATCCATCCAGATTCCATACCAGGTAGGACCGCCATCAGATTTTGTAGGATATCGTCCAACTCTGTGTGTCAATCCATCGATCACCGCCTTCGGCAGCTCTCTAGCCTCATTCACCCAGGCACCAGTGAGTTCCAATGACAATAATTTTCTGACGTCTTGCGGAGAAGACAACGCCATGAATATGACCTCACAATCGATGCCTGGGATATCGCCCCTCGTGGGGATCTTGATATGATGCGAGATGGGTGGCTGCCAACGCATACCGCCCCACACATCCTCGGGAAAAAGCTCTTGCCATGTTTTGATGGTTGTCGTGCGCAGCTCGGGGTATGTATTTCTGACGATAACGAAACGTGAATAACGTATACCATCTCTAGGACTAGGCTTTTGCTTTACGGCCCTTAACATTACCTCGGCTGCACAACCATAGGACTTACCAGATCCTACCGGACCCATCAACCCCCTAATGAAACTTTGATCATGTAAAAACTTCCAAACAGTCGGGCTGTTCTCAAAGTTAAGATCTAGGCTGGGAATCGCGCTCATTTTTTTCATGTCCGGCGAGTAAAAAACTTAAAATATATTCTTTAGGGTGTTTGTGCATAAAAATTCTTTCTATCAGAAGCGCATCTACCTCATCATCTTCCTGCATTTCTTCAAGAGACATTAAGGCCTCATCAAGCACTTTATGAAGATCCTCTAGTTGTTTTACATTATTTTTAGTTTTTTTCTTTTGTTGAAGATGGTTAATACTATTTTCTATGCTGTCAATCCAACTTTCATGGTCTAAATATTCACCAAGAAGTTCTTCATTTTCTCGCTTTTTATCTTCTATAAAACTATTTAATCTTTGCTGAACAGCATACATCGCACTGTGCCTGTTGTTATGTTTGCGATTATATTTTGGTTTTATTTTTTTTATATATTCAATTTCTTTTATTTCAGCCAACAATCTATTCTCAACCCATTCAACCTCAATCAAACTTATTTCCTCTTTCCAATCTGAAGTTGATAAGTGTTGAATAGATCTATTATGAGCGTTATCAGAAATACCAACATAAATAATTTCGTTATTTTTATTTTTATGTTTATAGATAGCTGTTTTTTTTGCTTTGATTTGGGGTATTCCTAATTGGCTTCGGAAATCTTTATTTATGATTATCTCGTTCATTTTTGTCCTGCAATGTTTCCTGACTAATCTGTCTGATTGATCTCAATGCGTCTTCGAGCGCTTCTATTCTTTGCTCCAGCATTAATACCGCTACCTCAAGTCTTGCTGTCTTGTCCATCAATGACCTCCGCATACTCTGTGGTCTGCGGCCCTTTCATGTTTATTCCCACTATGGATGGCTTGTCACTTTCCTGATCCGGAGCATCGAGCCAACCAGCTGCTTTTGCCAGCACTCTCAGCACCGAAACCTTGTCGTGCATCTCAATTGCTACCCGACCATCCGGCATGGGTGTTATTTTTTTGATAGCCCTCAACGCATAATCCGGAATGTCCTTCGGATCTTTCATTGTGCCATCTAAATTCATAATCTCAGTAATTGAAGTCGTACCCAGGGCAATCAGCTCCTGGGCAACAACCTCTTTGTTACTTTCTAACGTGGCACTCGTTCTGACCTTTTTCTGTGTAACTCGTACACCACCAAACCGACCAATAGGAGTTTGCCGCGTTCTAGCCATCAGACCACTCCAAAAATGTACAGTCATTATCTAAAACA